CAAATTGCTATTGCAATCTCCATAACCGGAGCAACTTCAAACTGCTGAAATAGTGTTAAATCCATTTTGTTTTCCTCTCTTTCTAATAACTAAAATCACTCTTTTTCGACCGCTCTTCATACGCATCAGTAATAAGTTTCTTTGCGCTCACGGTATTATGATTTTTAAAATCCAAGTGATTCCTACAGTACCTGTCATAGGTGTCAATATCTGTAAAAATCTGAACAAAGCTTTCTCTGCTATGGGCTTGCTTTCCGATAATCTCATCACTAAAGCGCAAAATCCTAACCTTTGCCGCGATAGCCCTTGTCTCTTCTACAGACTCGGCAACGGCTTCAATCTTGTCACTTAATGCATCAACCCTGTCCATTAAGGCCTTGTGGGATTCTGCAAACTCCTTTGTCAACATTTTTCCGATGAATGTAAGAATCGCCGTCCATGGCTTTTTATCTTTTGGAGCGAACTTTTCTACCAAAGTGATTCCTCCAAGAAAAAGCCATCCTAGTGACTGAACGATAACTCCAAAATCCACCAAACTGAAAAAAGCGTTAAAATCTATCATCCATTTTCTGCTCCCTTCTCTTCTGCCGCGATACGAAGAATCTCTTCCTCCTGTGCCTTGGTAATCCATCCCTTAGCTACTGCCCTATCCAACATCCTTTTGTTTAGCCTTCCTTCTTTTGCCAGTCCTAAAAGTGTCTCATACATCCTACTCACCTCCTAACGAATCAAGCACAAGGCTATTTACGGTCTGCCTAAGCTCCTCATTCTGTTGCCTAAGCCCTGCAATCTGCTCCGCTTGCGATGGGATTCTTTCTGCCTTCTCTTCTCCTACACGGACAAACTGCAGCTCTCCTTTTTCATCTCGCATTTCCTTCATTTTGAGATTGTAAAAAGCCCCCTCTTTGTAGATGCAAGGCTCTTTTAAATCCCACATCGAGGATTCCATGGCATAGGCAGTCTTTCCATAGATGGCTCTTGCCCCCATGTCTGCTTCGGTAGGGTTATCAAAAATCGTGATAGCCATTACCTCATGCTCTGCCGTGTCCTTGTTAGGCAGAATTAGCGCGAAATCTCTCTTCATTTCTTCTCCTTCCTTTTAGGTAAATTAAAAAAGGAATCCCAATTAGGAATCCCTTTCATGCACATTATTCAGTTAGTGGCTTTAGCTTCCGTCATTCATTAGACTGCCCCAAGCGATGTAGATACAGCCAGTTCCACCTTTCCCACCTTTTGAGCGGCGGTCTCTACCGCCTCCTCCGCCTCCGCCTAAGCCATCAGTACCACTATCACCGTTTTGAAACCATTGGTTTTTATCGTATTTCCAACCATTTCCGCCACCACCGGCTCCGCCATCTGCTCCACCACCTCCGCCACCGCCGGAGTATAGAACACCATTAAAGCCAAGTGTACTTGTATGCTGTCCGGTTCCTCCTCTAGCATAACTTGCACTATATCCTCTTGAGGTATTACTTCCTTGACCTCCATCAGAACCATTTGAACCACCGGGAGCGCCTGTTCCTCCTCCGTTAAGATATGGCCCTCCGCCACCGGAACCGCCATTTCCTCCAGGAGAATCTTTATCATAATCAGCCCGCGGCGTTCCCATTCTACCATAAGAAGCGGAAACGCTTCCAAAAACCGTATTATAAGATTGAGCCTCTGGCATATAGTTATATGCATCATAAGGTACTCCAGATGGAACAATCCAAGATATTGCCTGTCCAGGAGTAACATTCATATATCCAGTAGTAAAATAGCCTCCGCCGCCTCCGCCACCAGAGCCAACACTATCCGGATATCCGCCTTGTCCACCATGCCCAACAAGGATATAGCGAATCTTGTAAACATTCGCCGGAACTGTCCAAGTTCCTGCTCCTGCTCCGAAAGTGATAGAGCCGCTAATACCGGTTACATTTATCATGTACGATACTTTTCCGTCATCATACCATCTGCCATTGTTAGTGGCGACATAGTTAAATGCCCTTATATACCACACTCCCTCTGATAATGGCTGTGTAACTAGATGAGTGTCTCCGCTAGCATACTGAATATCAGAGTCATAAACACTGTTAGGCATTCTCCCTTTCTTGAATACAAAAAAAACTCCGCTCCACAAGCCCCTAGTAGGTTTAGCCCATGTAAGCCGGACTTGCTTATGCGCATACATGGTCGCACTAAAATTTGTGATAGAGGCTATTCCGAAGGCATCTATGGCCATCTGTTTAAGTAAACCCTTGGAGATGGTTAATTCGGAATTTTTCCCATCTCCATAGCTAGTCCTAGGATTGCTTACGGACTTTTTGTAGTTTCCTGCAGGCAATGGAAGGCTCATTACTGCGCCCGCATTTGAGAAAGGTGCATTATCACCGATTACGGCCACAGTGCCTCTGTTCTTTCCTCCGGCACCTCCCAATGGAATTAAAACATCACTCATTACGAAAACGCTCCTTTCAACTTAACTCTGAAATCCTTACTGGGCTTCTCTGTTTTGCAGTAAAATGTCACAGAGCCATTTTTTGCTTCTGCATTTGTGATTAATGCAGTCATTTCATCCCATGTTTCAATCTCGTCTGCGGTATTGTCCTTGGTATAGGCTTTCCCCATAATAAGGCTTGCTGTAGACTTCATCCTTGTAATAGAGATTGTTTGGCTATATGGGGCTGTGCTGGTCCATCCATTGGTACTTAAAAGAACAGTCTCCTCGTCTTTCAATCCACCTTTTAGGGATTCCAAGTCGGAAGCCAGTGCATAAACCAAGGTATTATCAACCTTAATTTCCAACTGCTCACTGTTCTTTAGCTTCAAGAACCAGTTCATAATTACGCTAACAGGCTTTCCTTGCTCATATCTCGGCATGAAGTCCGGTTCATTCGCATAAGCATAAGCAAGCAGTACAGGCTTGCTATCCCCTTCAACCATCGCCATAAGTTGGAAAACCCTCATGCGGTAGCTCTCTGTAAGAGGCGTTCCGTTGTTGTTTTCATTGTTGATATCAACCTTGCAGACAATTCCATTATTACTGCTGCTTACGCTTGATATGAGAGCCTTGTGCTTATCGTAAGTCGTAGATGCATTCAACGCTTCAACTTCCTTTGCGATGTTCCCGGAAATCTCCTTGTCTGCAATAACTACATACTTGATAAGCAATGGCTTCTTACTGGCAAGGCTTCTTTCTATCAGCTCTTTTCCTTTGTTTGTGATTTTAGATTCTGAAAAATATCCCATCAGTTCCCCCATTCCGCAAATACAGTAAATTCAGTAAAGGATTGAATAGCACTTCCGATAAACTCTTCTGAAATGGCTGTTCGTGTAACATTTACATTTTTCAGAGTATCCCTAAAGGCTTTCACATTTCCCAAAGTAGTAGCTACAGCTTCAAGCTCACTAGCCACCAATGCTCCGCCTATAGATATGGAAAACTCTGCATTTCCTGTCTTTGTCACTTCCGTTTCGCCAAAGATAGTATCAGAAAGCCTTGATATAGCCTCTAAACTTCCGCTTAGATAGTTACTATCAAAGGCAAGCTTTACTAGCTCTCGCTTCTTTTCAATGGCATATCCCCTGTTGTAGTACGGAAGTCTGAAATCTATAGCCAAGCAATCAAGAATCCATTCATCCAGATTATCAATTTCGGATAGCAGGAATACATTGTTCAACATCCCCTGGAAATACTGAAAGCCCACTTTCATTGCATAGGACAATGCTTGTATATCCACATCCTCTTTATAGGGGCTTGAAAGTAAATCAATCATTTCTCCTTCTAAGAATTTAATCATCTTCCCACCCCTTAAAAACAACGCTCATGCTAGTGCAGTTTGCAATCTCGTTTCCATTGATGGTTATAAAGTTCGGACTCGTTACAACAACTCTCTTTGCTCCGCTAACCATACAACGCCGGACAAGCTCATTTTGGTTAATGTCTCTTCCAAGCTTGGACCTTTGCCATGTTACATAGTCCTTTACAGAATCCTCTACAGCTTTCTTAATCTCGGCTTCTCTGTACTTGTCAGACTCATAGAGGTAGTATCCAATTTCTACGCTATAGTTTCTTGCTGCAGGCTTCCTAAAATTAAGCGTATCCGTAAAAACAGGCATTTTATCCCAATCAATAGCAGCTTTAACCTCTGCAAGGTCATTATCGCTATACTGGCCTGTTTCGTTATCCCATAGCAAAACCACATTAATATCCGTTGAGTTGGGCTGTTTTCCAAGATAAACGTCTTTGATATGTTGGCTTGCTTTCTTTATCCAGTATTCGTAAGAACGCTTAGTACCACCATTTGTATAGCTATCCGGATATAGATAAATTCTCTCTCGGAAATCATCGTCAGATTCCAAGTCCACTCCGCCGGAGCTTTCTGTGGTATTCTGCACGGATTGCACAAAAGGAATATTATCCACAAGCTTTGTAATAGTTCTTGCCTTGTATCCGTTTCCAATTACTCCGGGAACTCTGCATTCAGCATCCACATCCCCGGTAAGCTCTCCTTTTCCGATAGTTAGTTCCTTTACAGTCTCAAAAGTAAGCCCTGCTTCCGTTGATACCTTCGTGCCTTTAGGAACTACAGAGCTTGTTGCTTGCGCTCCGCTTAGAGTGAATCTAAGAGTGGCAATCGCCTTTTTCGCTTTAAGTCTTTGTAGTCCTTTAAATGCCCCTAAGTTATCAAGGAACGCTCCTTTGGAATACTTAAGCAATCCCATTTTCCCGGAAAAGTCTATTTGCTCGTAAGCATGGAAAAGGTAATAAGCACAAGTGGAAAGAATGATTCTCCTATCATCAGACTGAGGAAGAGCTTCCTCTGCCCCTGTTAGTTCTTTTCTCTTTCTTTGAAAGGCCGATAGCATTTCTGCTTCCAATTTTTCTGCAGTCATGCTCTCGATAAAATCAACTTTTGGATAGCTGTCAAAAACTCCCATTCTACCTCCTTTTCACATGAACGATGGCTTGTATTCCATCTTCCCCACGGTCTATGTACTCTATATAGTCCACGGCTACTCCTGGCACATACTTTTCCGTCTGCGTTACAACTTCTACCGTAAATCTATTCTGAAAAATCGGAGTAGGCTCTGCAAGAATCTCCCACAAAAGCCCAAAATCCCTATGCATGGGGATGCTACCTCGCCTTGTCTTATACAAGGTGGATAGTTGCTTTATGATTGATTCTTCCAGTTGTTCTCTTTCGTTTGACTCAATTCTGAAATCCATTATTGATACTCCTTAAAGGTTACATCAACCTCAATTCTTCCGACTTCTCCGCCTTTGTGTATCTCTTCCCACTCGGAAGAAATATTCGTGATAATGCATCGCCTATCCATTACAGAACGATTCCCAACAATGAGATACTGCGCCTGTCTATCTCGCATAATCTTCCGGAGCAGTTCGTACTGCTGCCTTGGCCTAAGTCCAAGCTCCACCGAAAACACAATATGGAGCGTTACTTCGTCCAATTCCTCTCCTGTTACTTCTAAGCGACCTTTCCAACCAACAACCGGATGTTCCTCCGTCTTTAGCCCAATGGATGATTTGAAATCGGTAAATGTCCTTGTCTGTTTTCCCTTGTGAAAAAAGGTAAGTTCTCCAAACTGTCCTATCATCGTTTATCCCCCTAAGCTTGCCACCTTTGCTTCCAATATAGACAGCCTTTGCTCTAATGCCTTGATGTTCACTCCTGCAAGCTCCAAAGTGTCTCCTTGTGCCTTGATGGCTATAGAATCAGTAAGCTGTTTATAGAACAGGCCTTCTCCTGTTTCCTTTGGCAAGTCCTCTTCGGAATAGAATCCACCAAGGACAACTCCAAAGGATTCGCCATTGGATAAATGCAGGACAAGCACTTGCTCCCCCACCTTTGGCATTTTATATTCCCCTGTAAAGGAAAAATAAGGTAGCTCTGCGGTCGCTAGGTCGTTCATGTCCGTATAAACAACGGACACCATGGCTTTCTGATAATTTACAGTTCCTACAGTTCCAATTCTGATATTGTCCATGCTTATACCCTCTGAATAATCTTCCTAGCAGTTACGCTCTGCGTTAGTCCTCCGGTGTCCAAGGTTACATCCACTCTGTCCACAAAATACTTTCCATCGCACATACCACAGTTTTTTATCTCGATGTTGTAAGTGGAGAACAATCCATAGTCAAAGACTGTAGGCTTAAAAGTAATAGTTGTCGTATTCTTGTTTTGTTCATTCAGCCTAGCCTTTGCTACCTTCTCTGCTTCTGATTGGTCTTGTACTTGCTCATTGAGATACAGAACTTTTTCTTCCGTTCCGACCTTAACCGTTATTGTTTCCTGCTTCTTTTTTGGGTTCTTATACCTTAGCTCTGCGCCTGTATAAAATCCTTGCAAGGAAGTAGTCCAGTTATAGTCCGGCTGTATCTCATGCGTAGTCCAGTCTGTAAATCCCTCATTGCTTCCGTTTGTAGCGCTACTAGGATACTCTCCATAGAAATTGTATATCCCCCTTGCCTCATACGCTGTTTCGTCATACAAAACAAAGCCTGTCTTATAGCATTTCATGCAGATTCCGTACTTCTTACATACATTCTGCAGGAAAGATAGGTCTGTCTCATTGGTCTGCTCTATCTTTTCTATGGTTACGTCCTGGCAATTAAAAAAGAGATTCGGCATATTGTACTTGCCTTGAATCTCTTCCACTAATTGCCTTAAGGTTACATTTGTCCAAGCTTTGGAGCGTTGTCTGTCCTTTAGCTCTGAATCGGCCGGCTGTGATACTCCTTTCACAGTCATAACTCTTGGTGCGCCTGTGATAGATATTTCATCAATCACAAAGTTTCCGCAATGGTATTCCTCATGCTTGCCATTTACATACCAATTCCGCATGATAATGTAAATGTCCAAGTCCTCTCCTTTTTGTGGATTGAATCCTCCTGCTGCATTCATGGCGTTTAAATCAAGCTCCAAGCTTATGGAATCCAAAGTATCACAGGCATTATCCGTATACTGCAAAGAGGATAGATACTTAGTCAGATTGTAAGAGCCACCATTATATAAAGCTATGGTTTCGGCGTATCTTGCTTTGGCTGCATAGTTCTCGCTTCCGTCCACTACCAATTCCTCCAATCTTCTCTATGGCTTGCTCTTTCCAGTTCTGTATTCACAGGCGGAATGTTTAGGACCGTATCGGCAGAAAAGACTAAAGTTCCTATCTCCTGTGGATTCGCTTCCATGAGCAGAGGGAAAAGCTTCTCTGTGCCATATACTTTAAAAGCGATTAAATCCCAAGTATCCCCTAGAATTGTCTTATAAGTATTGTTTATCACTTTTCCCTCCTGTCTTAAAAAGATGTTCTTCGTGTTTCCCTTGCGTATCTATCCATCATGGCTTTAAAATCTGCATAACTGTCCGATAAAACGGACTTAATTTCATTAGCATTCCCCCCTGATATATTGATAGTCGGACTATAGCTAATGTTCTGCTGTCCACCTACCGAAGGATTGATGCCGGATAGCTCTGCATTTGCCTGTTGTAAAAGGCTTGCAGCTCTTGCAGAGTTGTTCATAGGGATAACATATTCTGCATCCCCACCTTCGCCAATCAAGGCATTTGTCGGGCCGTTTACTCTTCCGCCAATAGCAAACTTCCTTATCAAACTAGGCTTATCAAGTCCTTTTGCCTTTGCTGTAGACTCAACCTTTGCTGCAGGATTTGCAAACGGCGCAATCGGCATATTCACCTTCACATTCTGTCCGCTAAAGAAATTCCTTACAGAGTTCAGAATGTTCTCCATACCGCTCATGCTTCCGTTTTGCAGTTGGATGTTCGTATTGACTGAAATAGGCTTGGATAGTTCCTTTTTAAGAGCATATCCATATCCAAGTGCGAACTCCTTCGCTGCTTCGCTAAGTTGCTTTTCATTTCCGTAAAACTTCTTTAAAAAATTCTTTCCTGCATTACTGTTTCCGGATACGCTTTCGAGTTTATCCAGTTTATCAAGTGTCTTTTGCACTTCTTCCGGAATGCTCTCCATGTTTGCTACTTCTTCACGGAATTGCTTAATTGGTTCTGCATACTCCTTTAAGGAATCCCTCAATCCTCTTTGTGCCTTTGAGTTCGTAAAACTCAATAATGTTTCCTCTGTATTGTTCGCCTTTTCTCCAGGAGTCATATTGCGGATTCTATTGTCTCTTTCGTCAAACTCTTTTTCATAAGCACTAAGAAGCTTGTTAGTAAGCAATTCGATAGGTTTTGCCTTTGCTTCCATTACAACGCTTTGCCGCTTCTTCTCAATGCTTGCAATGGCGCTATCATACATAGACTGGCTAAAATAGCCGTCTTGACCTTCCGAAAGTCCTAGTTCCTTTGATTTTTTCAAAGCGGATTCTGCATTCATCAATGAATTCTTAGCCAGTTCATCCGCATTGTCAGCCATTTCTTTTGCGTATTCACCGGATTTATTCACAACATTAGCAAAAGACTCACTTGTTAATGGGGCATTTTCTGCATCATTATTAAGTAAGCTCCACTTAGCGTTGTTTTCGGACTGCATAGCTTGCTCTTTAAGGTCGAGTAGCTGTTGTGTCAGAGTATTAATTGTCTCTTGCTCTATCGGCGTGATAATGCCGTCTTCCATGGCCTTCTTGTACTCATCGCCTAATTGCTTTCCGATTCGCTCAACATCGCCACGGATGCTTGTATACATTCCGTCAAACTGCTTTATCAATCCTTCTCCGGTAGCATCACCCTCACCAAAAAGCCCACGAATGGAGAAGTGCATAGCAATTTGCTGTTCGGACACAAGGTTAGATACTCCGGAAGCCAAGCTTTCAAGTTCAGTTCCAAGCTTCTCTGCATCTTCCTTATTGAAATCAGAGTTTACGCTAAGTCTAAGCTGCAGTTTTTGTAAGCTTTCTGCTGTCCTATCAATCTCCTTGCTGTATTGTCCTACAGTAGATAACTGCTTACTTGCCTGGGAAAGTCTTTCAAAGGTTTTCTTTCCAACAATCTCCATAGCAACATCGCCAAGCTCTTTAAGAGATAGCTTCATATCACCAAAACGCCTATTAAGGTCTTTCTTTCCCTCTTTGGCATTGTAGGTATCAATGGCTTTTGATACGCCGACGATTCCTGCTGCAAGAAGTCCTAAGCCAGTTACAGCTGCTAGTACAGGATTAGCCGCAAGGTCCATAATCAATCCGGAAAAAGCCACGATGCCCTTTGCTCCAACATTGAAGGCTTTTAAACTTAATGCAAGTGTAGAGAACCCCCATACTGCACCTGTTAGCCACTCCGGATTGCTAACAAAGAACTCACCAATCTTAAGTACAGGCTTAACGAACTCTCCGAAGCCTTCTGCACCACGCTTAAGCTTTGGATATAGCTCCTCCAAGTTGCCAATAAAACCATCGGAAGCATAAACCATGTTAGTAAATGCCTTTGCTCCATCTCTTAACGGTATATTTATGGCATCGCTTACCTTGATTCCTAAGTCCTGCATAGCGGATTGTAAAATCTTTGTATCGCCCCACAGGTTATCCATCTTTGTAGCAGCCATCTGCTGTAAAGAACCATTGGCATTTCTTAGGGATTCATTCAAGCCATCCCATTCATTCTTTCCATCTTTAACGGAATCCAATCCGTTAAGTAAGTGCGTAAATGCATCAATATGATGCTTTCCACCGATTCTTGCCTTGTAGTAGTTCTGTTCCTCTTCTGTAAGCCCGGATAACTTGTCTCTAACCTCTGTTAGTGTCTGCTTTAAGCCCTTGAACTTTCCGTTTTCAAATGCAGATACTCCTAATTTCTTCATGGCTGTTCCGGCTTGTCCTGCTCCTGTAGTAAGGTTAATCATAATAGCATTTAAAGCAGTTCCGGCTTCTGAACCCTTGATACCTCTGTTTGCAAGTACGCCTAATGCCGTTGCGCTATCCTCAATATCTACCTTAAGTCCTTTGAATACACCGCCAGTCTGAATCCATGCTTCCATGAGTTGCTCTGCAGTCTGATTGGATTTGTTGTTCGCTGTAGTAGCAACATCCAGGAATCTCTGTAAATTCTCTCCGTTCTCGCCAATAACCTCTCCTGTAGCACTCATGGAATCCGTTACAAGGTCAGAAGTTCTTGCAAGGTCTAAGTTGGTAGCTTCTGATAGCTTTAATACGCTCGGAAGAGCCTTTACGGAATCTCCCACGCTCCATCCGGCTAAAGCCATGTACTCTAAAGCATTTGCGGATTCCGTGGCCGTCTTTGTGGTTTCTCTTCCATACTTCATGGCCGCTTCTCTTGCGATGTTAAATTCAGCCTCCGTAGCCTTTGCAGTTCCCTTCCAAGAACTCATAGCCTTGTCAAAGTCCATTCCTACATCAACGGCTTTCTTTCCTGCCGCTAATGCTGCTGCGGATATTGTTCCCATTGCTACAGCTCCGGCTTTACCAATCTTCTTCATTGCATTATATGGGGCATTAAGGATTTTCTCATTTTTCGCTAACTGTTCTGCCGTTCCAAGTCCAAGAGCGCCGGGTGCTGATACTTGCTTTGCAATATCTCGCATTTGCTTCTTTGTCAGAGCTAAACTCTTGCCTAGACTGCCGTCCATGATTCCCATGATTCGTATAGCCAGCTTATATTCTTTACTTGCCATCCCTATACTCCTTTATTCCGTCAATAATGGGCTTTATTTCGTCAAAGAGATTTACTAAAGGAATGGAATAAAAAAAGCTTATCGGCGTGTGGGTAATCATAGCCACCTTTGCCGTAAGCTTTTTAAGTCCTTCTTCCTCTATGCCCTCATGTAAAAAAAAGTAAATACCGATGTTCTAAGTCTAATCGCATCCCTTGCCTTAAGCTTCATAAGCCACTCATAAGGCATTCCATTGGCCTTTGCCACAACCAATGCGCTGTACATGGTATCTACAGGCGTGTTTGCTGTCATGGTAACGCCAGTTAAGCGTTTAAATTCCCTGTCAACCTCTGTTAAGCCTTGCAAGTCTAAATCCCACAGGCCTTTCAAGGAAATCTCCTTGTACTCTGTTCCTTCAAAGGTGATGGGAAGTTCCAATTCAAACTTGAAATCATCCATATTGAAATCTAAGGCAGAGTTTTCCTCTGCCTTAGTCGTTTTCTTTGTACTAGCCATTAGCACAATCTCCTTACCTTATCCATGATATCCTCGTTGTTTACTACGAAAATCTCATTGAGCTTGTCATGCTCAATAAGTTTCTCGCCATCTACTTCCACAAGCATATAGATAACTTCAAGCTTCATGCTTGCATTGAAAGCTTCTCCAACCTTGGCGCTTCCGGGGTTAATTTCAAGGGTCTTTCCACGGACAACAACTCTTACCTGGGAATAGTCTGTCACTCCGGTGGAAGGGTCTGTCACTTGGATAGCACCTCTCAAAGTAACGCCTGTTACCTTGGAATGGTCTACAAACTTAGTAATGTCATGGTAGAGCGTTCTGAACGGAATTTCCTGCTGCATAGACTGTGTATGTCCGATTACAGGAGCAGCGTACTCACCGCCGATGCCTGCACCGCTAATTGTAGCGGTAAGCATACTTAACGGAGCAAGGGTAACGCTATCGGAAATACCGATAAGCTTTCCTCCGTCATGGTCGTACACATTAAATCCGTTTAAAACCTCCGGGATACTATTGATACCGATTTTTCCTGCCATTAGTTGTTACCTCCTACTGCGCTAGAAATTAAAGTTGGGTCAAACTCGATATGGTCCACAATCCATTCTGCCGGAGTGAAGAACGCAATCTTTGTACTGAATACGATTTTTCCGTCAAGAATTGCTTCCTTCGGATTCTCCGCTTCATCAAAGCTAAGTCGTCCTCCGGCGATAATGCCTGCCGCCTTTAAAGAGTTAAGGAAAATGTTCTCAGAATCCACTACAGCTTCGGACAAACGATAGTTGGCCGGCTCATCCACTTTGTTCTTATAGGTCTGAATAAAGCGGTTTCTGTACCAACTCATCATTCGTCTGCAGGCAATCCATCTATCCTTTGGGTCTGTGGACTTCGGATAAGCTGTAGTGTTGTTTCCGTAAAGCTTAAATCCATTGTCATTGATGGCAGTTACTACACCAAGGCCATTTACAAGCTCTGCCTGTGGAACATCAAGGAAAACCTCTGTTCCGTCAGAAAGACAGGTCGCAGATACCGGAATACTCTCACTGGATGGAGACTTGTAAGGAATATCCCCATGGTCCATATCACACTTTGCCATAGCACAAGCAGCAAGGGTAGACAGGTGGAAAACCTTTCCGCCTACCTTAACGCATGGGAAAAATGCCATAGCATGGGGATTGGTTACACCAAGATACTTCTTAGCGGTCTCAACATCCGCATAAGTAGTAAGCTTTGTTGCCTGTGCCTTATACAGAAGGTCAAGCACACACTCACAGGAATACAATCCGTTTAAATCCTCTGTCTTTGCGCTAAGAGCCAAAGCAACCAATGGTTCTCCGCCGAACTTAGGGCAAGCTAGGATACTAGGAATTACTCCAAGCTTTGGATATACATTTCTGATTGCTTCAATTCCCTTAGTAGCTCCTGTGGTTACGTCATATCCTCCGATAATGTCATTTCCAGATACTGCAGTCACGTCTGCAAGTCCGTCTGTGTACTTAAGGGCTACACTGTTTACTCCGGACTGAATCTTCTTGACACGAAGCTTAACTTTTCCGTCTGTATCATAGAAAAGCTCAAAGTCCTCGGAAGCCTTTACAGGAATCTCTTCTCCGTTGTTTGGTTTAATGGTTACGCTTCCAAGAGCTACATTGATTAGAGTAGTGTCTACTACTCCTACTTCTGTGATATTTACAGTCTTTGGAGCTGCCGCTGCAGACTTTCCTTTTGTTGGGTCGTACACATTGATAAATACCACCGGAGCGATATTGTAGAGCTTAAAGCAAGCATCCATCGCCTCGCAAAGAGTGTACTTTGCGTAGTCCTCGGAATAGCCGAAGTATTTCACGGCTTCTTCAAAGCTGTTTACCAATACTGGCTCGTTTACTGTTCCGTATGCTGTGGTATGTACCGGAGCTGTTCCGACAAACACTCTTACGCCGTTTTCAGACTTCACAGGTGCTTTCACGGCAGTAGCATTCTCGACAGTGCTAATTCTGTGCATATATGCCATTTGTTCTTTCTCCCTTCTTAATCAACAAGTTGTTTTATAACATCACCTTCCAGAACAAGGATTCTTTCTGCAAAGGCTCTGTCCATCTTTACTTCTTCCTGGATATAGCTCGGAAGCTCCACTAAGAAGATTGTTCCGTGCGGAAGTCCTCTTCTTGACTCTCCAAGATAGATATATTGTTTCTCGGAAGATTGGTTTTCAGAACCTTTGTTCTGCTTTTTATCTTCTTCCTTGCTCGGAGCATTAGCTTCTGCCGTTACCACTTCTTCCGCTGTGGTATCCAAGGCTTTATCCTCTTTTACAGATACTTCTCCCATTCCCTCTCAATTCCTTTCAATTCAAAATCCGTTACCACAATGCCGAAGAAATAAGGGTAAGTATCCTCTTCGTTTACCTCGGCATCGAAAGTTCCTCTGTTTTTGTACTGGCTTTCCAACATAGGGTCTAAGGTGAATCTCTGCCGTATCTTCTCTACAAGATTGATAATCTCCCTGTGTCCACGATTCGATTTATCGTTGTTATAGATACCGAAGATAAAAGCAATCTTCACAACCCACCGATTGTCCTTGTCCTGCCACCACTTATCAATTTTCACATTGCACCATGGGCATTTGATAATGGAATCCTCTACTTCATCGGTATAGAAATCCGTTGTATCCGTTGTTTCGTCCTCATAAGCTTTTACTTCTTTTGTTGCAATCGGAAGTGCCTGCTCATAGATAGCTAGATTTGTTAGGCTTTCCCCATTATCAACGGCGTTTTGGAACAACATCCCATCAAACAAGGACTTAAGCTCCTTTGTAAGAGCAATCTGCAAGCCCAACGGAGAAGTTACCGGGAAATCTTTCATTCTTACCTCACTTTCGCTAGGGCTGCATCCAGTCGCTTCATACATTCATCAAGGTACATTTTTCCAAGCTCCGCTTCTTCCTTGCCGTAAACCTTCTCATTTTGGATTCTTGCCCTATCGGAAGAGCCTAGCACTTGATGAATCTTTCTCTTGCCATTCTCGTCTTTCTTCTCGCTTCTGTAGCCAAGAAAAAAGTGGTCGCCTCCGGCAGTACCATCTTTCTTTGTATTGTGAATCAGCATTTTAAAGGCTTTTGTAATATACTTTCTTTGTCCTTTAATCTGCCCTACAAGAACAGACGGTGAATTTCTTGTTTTCGCCACTCTTCTATAAATCGTTTCACCACCCACAACCGCAACCGGAACATTTATGTCGTGTCCTTTATCCCACTTGGTCGTGGTGTCTTTTTTTGACATATAGAACTTTGAGATTCCAGTAATTCTTGACTTAAAGTTCACGGAAGCACTTGTTATTCCGGCACTTACTTTCGCTTTTTCAATAGAACTTCGGTCTTTCGTTCCTTTTACGAACTCTCCTGTATATTCTCGTTTGTCAGCCTTTACAAGTCGCCTTTGGACGGTCTTAAGAATCCTGTTGGCAGAACTTGCCATGATGAACTCTGCACTCTTTCCGGTAATTTGATTCATAGCACGGACAATCTTGTTATAGGACTCCATATCCAATTCAATGGATATAGACTCCACCGCTTTTTTATAGTTTTCACTCATGATTTAAAAGCCCTCAAAGTGATAGAGTAAACTCCTCCC